TCCCCGGCACTGATGGTGCCGGGGTAGTTGACCGCTACTGAGGTAGTCTCAACACTCGCTGTAATAGCCTGACTACGAATCGACGGGAATGCCATCAATTACTCCTAGACGCAACAAGAGGAAACATAGGAGAATCCCATGTTTCCCCAATATTGCAACCAAAACTGTTTCTTAGACCCAACCGCCTTTTGAATGACACATCACCCGCCTCGTCTTAGACGTTGATGCCCCAGTCGATAGCGATTGTGTCGTTAGAATTCAAAATAGCAACAGGGCTAACGGCTGTGATTGTAAAGTGCGTGTCAGCACTCGTACCTAGATCAGTCGCACCATATACCGTAGCTGCCTTCTCAATTGTAACAACCGATGCACCAGTATACTGCCACTCAGCACTCAACGTCGCCAGTGATTGGTCTGCCGTGTGCGAGAACGTGCCGAGCTGCCTCGCCAATCCATCGGCTGTCTCTTCGCCTTTGAGATCGGTGTCACCTGAGACAGGGGCAGTCGCTCGACTGGAGATGGCAATTCGTGAGATTGCCGATATACCAGCCGCCGAATTGAACATATGATTGACTTGCCAATTTGTTCCAATATCAGTACGCAGATTACGGCACTCAGTAACAGTCCTCTCCCCAGTGCCTGACCGGATGATCGTAACCAGTACCTTGTTGTGCTTTTCATTCATCGTTTATTCCTCACAGCTCCACCAAACATTGAGATGGGTTGCCCCTAAATCAATCTTTGAATGAACATGTTCTGGTAGGTTAAAAGGGCATTTGGCGATTACGCACGAAAAGGCCTGGTGTGCGTGGCCAGTAGCACCGACCGTCACGAATGTTGCAGGGTCACCGTTAACGTGCCACGGGCCTTTAGGTGCAGCATTCGGGGCTTTGATTGTATCAAGTATCAGTGTCTCTCCGTTCACACCGAGCACCTCGACCAAGATCGTTCCTGGTGCAGGGCGCATACGTCTACGGTCTAAATTAACTGACACAAAGACCTTCTCAGTCAGGTTAAATGTTTCTGCAGCACTTGCAATCTTTTCCTTGAGTCCCATCATTAAGCCTCAGCGTACCAGTTTATTGACATTGATCACGAGTGATGCAGTAGAGCCTTTACGCACAATCCTTGCAAAGCGCACACCCAAGGGCGGAAACAGTACAGTCGCCACGGATAGGAGTGCAGTTGTGCCGAACTTAGTCCAGTTGGACCAGCTCGCCTCAGGGATAGTTTCCAGCTCAGCTGCATTACTTAGCTGCAGCGTATGCTGACTGACAGTCCCCGAGATTGTGTAGTAACTCAGGCTCCAGTCAAACGCATCACGGAGATCTAAGACGTTTGAGGTCTTAGCACTCTCAGCTATGCCTGCAAAGGGGTTAGTAAAGGCAGGTACTGTGCGTGCCATTATGCCCCCTTATTCGGCAGTTACATTCGTGAACGCATATACAGTATTACCCGACTTGAAGGCAAGAACTGCCGAAGTAACACTAAGACTGATAATACTTAGCTGGCCAGTTTGTAGTACGGCTGAACCCGCTTTAACAGTCTGTGAATTGACACCACTAAGGATCAGCGGAACCGAAACATCGAATCCACCAAGCCCTGGATCATTCGTGCCAATTTCTCCGCCAGACTTGACCGACAATCTAGGTCCGAAAATGGTAGTCTTGTAAGACATAGATTCTCCTAAAGGGAGTTAGGAGGGGAAGGCATTCTCCCCCTCCTGTACTCGATCAAGTATTGCCAAGGTAGAACCCGACCCATTCACCGTGACCACGCGCATAGCCCTGACGGACCTTACGCTTGATGTTATCAGTGTCAAAGTCGATGGTCATACCAGTCTCAGGTCGCTTCGCCCAGAAGAAGTTCAGGTCATGCTTGTTGCCAAGCAAAGCCCAGAACGTAGTCGAGGTGATGTACCGTGAGACATGAAGCTCCAGCCCGTACTTATTCAGCACGTTCGTGGTGTTATTCGCCGTATCCGGGCGTAGCTGCGAATCGAGAATTTCTCGTGCAGTAATCTCCAGATCGGGCGGAATAATCAGCTTCACCGGGGACGTAACGATTGGCCGACCTCTGTCGTTGACCCACTTCTTGTACTGCGTTACCGCAGTCTGAAGAGTTGAGACTGACAGCGCACCCAGCGAACTGGGGCGATTGGCCTGCGTGGCTCCGCCATCTAGCCGCGTATGAGCGGTTGATGCAAGAGCGAGGCCGTCAAAGCCTGCAGAAATCGTAGTAGCGGTAGCGTTGTTAAGGACGGCAAACGCATACGACTCAATATCAAAGTCGCTTGAACGTCTGAGTCCCGCCTCCAGCTTAGCGATCTCACCATAGAGATCCCAGTCCTGGAGCTTCTCGGTGATGTTATACCCAAGGCCACGAATTGTGAAGTCATAATTCTTACTGACCGGAGGAATAGCATCGTCATAGATAATTGACTGGCCCTCGTCCTGCGTCTGCAGGGGGCCGAAGTCAGCCATCTTGGCATCAGTAACAGTGACCTTTTCCATGTCACGGTCGTTAAAGATGCGATTGTATTCGCTCGGAGCCTCTTCCTGCTCGTCATGCCAAATCTTTGAAAGACCTGGCTCAAGCAGAAGGGCAAACTGAGCAGCTGTCATAGGCATTTGTCAGTTTCTCCTTAACTCAGGTCAATTTGGCTAGCGTGGTAGATGAACTTAATCAAGACACGGCTCTTGTCGGACTGCCCAAGAACCTCATCTGAACCCTTCACCACAACTACGCGAACAGTACCAGTTGATGCGACTACATAGTGGCGGCCTGCGGCATTTTCGTTAAGATCAACTTCTGCGCCACGAGCCAAGGTGTTTCCTGCTACGGCGTCTGCGAGGAAGACATCATCTGCACCTGGCAGAAGAACGGCAAGCTTACTATTGATAAGCTCATCCGAATCTGACAGAGCGATGCCTCCAGTGTCACCACCGGATTCAACAAGGATATTAACCTTGCTGACTTTGCTCCCTATGAAGAGAACTAAATCTCCTCGTGAGAACTTACTTCCACTAACGGCAGACTCGATAACAGCAGGTTGACCTCCACCAGCTCGGTACGCATGGCTAATCGTTGCCAAGTGTCCCATTAGAGTTTACTCCTGTTGATCGAAAGTGTGAGCAGCTCCGGTGGTAAATTCGCCTGAAGCTTCCTCAGTTAATGTATAAGGACGATCCAGGTTCGGTTTACCATCAGGCTGATTCTGTCCGAGGAAACGCTTGTTTTCTGCGATACGCTCCCTCTCCAATCGATCTGCCGTTTCTCTGTCTACATAGAACAAAGCAGAATCACGGTGCCGGATCATTCCATCAGCACCGATGTGGGCAACAGGTGGGAACCCAAACCCGAACTGGGTTTTAAAGTCCGCCTCTGCTTCCACAATTACGGGCTTATAGCCCATACGTCTATAATTGAATGTGTCTTCCCGAGCAGAGTCTGTAGGGTTGCCTTGAGGTCCCGAAACCCGAACCCATTTAAACTCAACAGGAAGTACATTAGGGCCTACACCAAACTCCTTTTTGTAGTATTCTTGCTTATCGGCCTCATTCAGCTTCTGGCTGGTAGAGAGGTCATTGGCGAATACGATTTCAGAATATCCAGGGATATAGTCCGCACCAAGCTTTTGGCGCAACCGACGAGGCAAATGCGACTCATCAGTTTCCGGTTCATTCCAGAGTAGAGGTTTCTTACTCATTAGTGAGCCTTCTTGATGTTAGAGCCATCCGGTGCAACTACGAAGTCGTCACCTGATACCAATTTAACGAACTCGTCAATAGTATAACCTTGACGCTTGGCAGCCATACGAACATCAGCTTTGGTTAGGCCACCTGCCTTGCTTGATCTAAAGTATGAGATGTTATCTTTAGCCCAAGCTTGGTCAAGTACATCACCAGCACTCTCAGTGAAGCCTGAGCCTGGGTCAGATCCAACACGGACTGTACCTGGGCCACGATTCTGAAGGAGTTTATCAGCCTCAGCCCTGGCTAGTTCTTTGTAGTGACGGCCACGAATCATGTCTGCCATGATTTTGTAGGCTTGGGGTGTACGGGCCTGAGGTGGGATGTTATTGTTCTGCATCTCCATGTCGATCTCATGGCCGTACTTAGTGAAGATCTCGTTGTACTCAGGGTCTGAAGCTAGCTGCGAGCGGGCCAACATCCCGGTTGTCTGTGCCATAGGAGCGGCCATCTTCTGAATCTCGCTCAGGAGTCTCTGGTCACGCTGATCCATATAGGCCGTCATCTGACGGTTATACTGGTCTGCATCACGGAGGGCCAGCTCGGGGTCAGGCATACCGATGGGCTGAGATTGGTACTGTTCCTGCGGCTGTGCGGCTCCCCATCCAGCCTGAGGATTAGGGTCACGTTGAGCGGCAGGAGGTGGCGTAACTCCGTGCTGAATCGTGGACATCAGTTGCTGAGCGATGTCTGCGACCTCACGGGAAGTTCGACCAACGGCCCAAGGATATGGTGCATCATCCTCCGAGTAGCGTGTCGGCTCACTTGGTAAAGACGGCGGAGAAGGGGCCAAAGGCTCCGGCTCGTTCAAGTCTGGTGACTCGTTCAAGTTCTGTTCGTCTTGCAGCGGCGTGTCTGGCATCAGTACTTCCTTTCATCTGTAATAGATCGTCTACGAAAGTTACAGCTTCTCGGAATCCTTTGATTTCACCACGAGCCTCCATTACTCGGTCAGGCTCCGCGTTGAGAAGCCGTTCGCCCATCAGCTCCATGTGCCGATGAACTAAAGACTTATAGAGCTTCCATTCGTCTGTTTTGGCGAGTCGCTCCAGGGCTTTCCAGTTAGCTTCGCTCAGGTTGTATATGTTCGGTTCAGCCCGTCTACGGACTAGCGGAAGTAGTTTCATTGTCCCAATCCAAAGAGTTGACCAACTTGTTTCTGCGCACCCTGGAACGGGCCTGGGCCGAAGAACCCGCCCATAGGCGCGAATGAGGGCTGAGCACCCTGTTGTCCGGGCTGCCCACCCTGCTGCTGCTGCGCACCTTGTTGTTGGCCCTGGGCCTGTTGCTGCATCTGCTGAACCATTTCGAGGTTCGGAACGTACATTTCGGGATTCTGGATGTCGAACCGTTCCAGAAGCCGCTTAAGAAGTTCCACACCGGCTGTGTAGGCGGCGAGCGCGGATGCGGACGCAATAGAGCCCTGAGGGGCCTGTTCGATGAGCATAGCAGTCTGAACAAGCTGTGGGTAGATCTGGGAGATCAACTGGACCACAGCAACAAATGCCTGCTTATCGGCTTCCTTGTTGGCGGAAGCGGACGTTGCGGTTGGCAGGATACCGTAGTAAGACCCGATACGGTCTACAGGGGAGTCAAGAATTTCCAAGACATGCTGAGCATCGGTTTCGCCCAGAGTGGAAACAAAGTATGCTGTCCAGCGTTGCTTGTCTTCTGCATAGTACTGAGAGCATAACTGGAGGACTTTGAGTCCGATCTCGCCCAGCGGGTCGCGCATCGAGGCGATGATCTCGCTTTGCCGCGCCTTGCCCTCGTTGAGGACTGACATAGTGGTGGCGGCAGGTGTGCGAGATGGTAGACCGGATATGTTGCCCTGTCGGAGTTCAGGCATGGCTGTGCGCGATTCAGACCAATTCTGAACCATGCTCATCACCTGAGGCAGGGATTGGTATGTGTCACCCAGTCTGACCTCGCCTATTTGCTCCCCGGGGCCAAGCATCCAGATTTTGCCCGGATAGACGGCTTCGCCCGGCTCGATGTTAGAACCACGCGGGGCCGCGTACATGCGGGTATTAGAGATTACGATGTTGTCAATCTGGGCATTGAGGAGTTTAGTCATGGTGGTCTGTGCCCAGTCATCCAGCTCTGATACACCTATGCCATAGAATCCAGGACCCTCTAGATATCTGATGCGATCAAAGGGCCGCTTACCGTGCCAGAAGGGGTTGTAGGTGGCGCGGAGTATCTGATCCGACTTCTGGTGCCAGATGATTACGAGATCCTCTTCAACGCCGTCATCGTCTGCATCATACCTGAGCCATACTTCAAATAGTTCGATCTTTCTATCATCCCAAGGAACGTGGTCATCCTCTTCCTGAAGCTTGATTTCTAGCTGATCTTCCTTG